TGACAGCTGCACTATCTGCTTTTTGAATTCCTCTGTGTAATTCTTCGTTTTTCCTGACATTTTTTTCACACCTTTTTCTTTTTTTATTCTATTATACCACGGCTTAATATTTTCTGTCTAATTTATTATAGACGATTCAGAATGAGGACAGCCTTCATGGGAGCAATCCTGTGAGGGTTTTTCTTATGCAATCGAAGAGGTGAACCTATGCCAAGAAAAGCAAAGCACCCCTGCGGTCACCCTGGCTGTCCCAACTTAACTGAAGAAAGATACTGTTCTGAACATAAGTCATTTCACCCTGACAGACCGTCAGCCGCCAAGCGTGGTTATGGCAGTAAGTGGCAGAGAGTCAGCAAGACATATCTGCGAAAGCATCCACTGTGTGTGAAGTGTCAGGCACAGGGCAGATACGTTCAGGCGACAGTTGTTGACCATATCATTCCCCACCGCGGTGATAAGAATTTATTCTGGAATGAATCCAACTGGCAGGCACTTTGTAAGCCTTGTCATGATAAGAAAACCTGGACGGAAGATAACAATCCGGAGTATACATACTGACCCCGGGGGGATCAAAATCGCTGTAGTCGATTCACTAAAAGACCGGCGCCCCCTCTCATACGCAAAAATCAAGGTTCAAACGGGGTATTAAACCCCGAAATACAAATATAAGCCGAAACCCACGCAGTTTCGGCTATTTTCATACCCAAAGGCAGGTGAAATAATGTGGCGAAAGACGGTACAAACAGAGGCGGCAGACGGGTCCGTGCAGGCGGCAAGCCAAAGGCTTTGGCAGATAAAATTGCAGAGGGTAAAGATGCAGAGATTATGGAATTCCATGCTCCGGAACTGGAAGCAGATGAGCTGGAAGATGCTGCTGACTTGGTGGGAGAAGATATGCCGTCTCCAAGTGAGTATCTGTCGGCACGTCAGAAAAACGGCAAGCCTCTGGGTGCAGATGAGATCTACAAGGAAACGTGGCTCTGGCTGAAACAGCGAGGTTGTGAAAAACACGTCAACAAACGTCTGCTGGAAAGCTACTCTCAGGCATTTGCTCGATTCATACAGTGCGAAGAAGCACTCAGCACTTATGGACTTCTGGGAAAACATCCTACGACCGGCGGTGTCATTGCCAGTCCTTTTGTCCAGATGAGTCAGACATTTCAGAAACAAGCAAATCAACTGTGGTATGAAATTTTCGATATTGTAAAACAGAATTGTATAACCAAGTTTGATGGTTCTCCACAGGACGATATGATGGAGCAGCTGCTCAGCGGCAGAAAGTGAGGACGTATGAAAGCAGATACCCAGTTCTGGCGTGACCTGAAAGCTAATCGCCAGAAAATGACGAAACAACAGTACCGTACCCTGAAAGGTCAGGCGGCAAGCGGAAAGGTCATGGATGCCAGAAAAGGCTTACAAAAAGTTTTGAAAAGGAGAAACGGAGCATGAATACGACTACAGAATTACAGCTGATTACAACAGACAAGCTGATCCCATATGCCAATAATGCCAGAACTCACAGCAAGGAACAGATTCTGAAGCTTCGCTCATCTCTGCGTGAGTTTGGATTTGTCAATCCTGTTATCATTGACCGAGAAAATAATATTCTCTGCGGTCATGGGCGTGTCATGGCAGCAAAAGAAGAAGGCATCACAGAAGTTCCTTGTGTATATGCCGACCATCTCACAGAGGCACAAAAGAAATCGTATATCCTTGCTGATAACAGAATGGCAATGGACGCTGGCTGGGACGAAGAACTGCTTGCTGTGGAGATGGAAGAGTTGCAGAATTTAGGGTTTGACCTTGGCATTACCGGATTTGATGAATCTGAAATTGCAGATTTATTCGCTGTAGACAGTGATGAAGCCAAAGAGGATGACTTTGATGTTGATGCAGAACTTGAAAAGCCTTGCAAATCAAAACCCGGTGACATCTGGCATCTTGGAAAACATACAGTTATCTGCGGTGATTCCACTCTGCCGGAAACCTATACAGCACTTCTTGGTGATACAAAGGTCAACCTCGTCTGCACAGATCCGCCTTATTTGGTAAATCTTGAAAGTACATCTGGTAAAATCAAGAATGATGACCTAGATGATGAAAAGGGATATGAATTCCTGAAATCAGCATTTGAGCGTTTCCGTGATGCTATGGCAAAGGATGCAAGCATTTATGTGTTTTATGCAACATCAAAAGCCCGTGTATTTCATGATGCATATGAAGATGCAGGATTTAAAGTTGGTGCAGGTCTTGTATGGAAGAAAGACAGACTTGTTCTCACCCGAACTGACTGGAAGTATATCCATGAGCCAATTATCTGGGGCTGGAGAAAAGACGGTAAGCATATCTGGTATGGTGACCAGAAGCAGAAAACTGTATTTGAATTCGATCGTATCAAGAGCAGCAAGGAAGACGGCTGCGGACATCCTTCTTCAAAGCCTGTTCCTCTTATCGCATATCTGATTTCACAGTGCACTCAGACAAACGGGATGGTGCTGGACGGATTTCTCGGAAGTGCTTCAACTCTTATTGCCTGTGACCAGCTGAACCGAATATGTTATGGAGTTGAACTTGAACCGAAGTTTGTGGATGTTGCGGTTGAAAGATACATAAAACTTCATGATGGAAATTCTGAAGATGTGTATTTGATTCGTGATGGGCAGCGTATTGACTACAAGGATGTGGAGGTGCAGGATGCATAATTCTCTTACACTCGGCAGCCTGTTTGACGGCAGCGGTTCTTTTCCAATGGCAGGAATGCTGTCGGGCATTACTCCGGTCTGGGCATCTGAGATTGAGCCATTCCCGATACGAGTGACCACAAAGAGACTGCCGCAAGTACAGCATTACGGCGATGTCAATATGTTGAACGGTGCAGAACTGCCGCCCGTTGATATTATCACTTTTGGCTCGCCGTGTACCGACCTGTCAGTCGCAGGTAAAAGAGCCGGATTGAATGCAGAACATTCCGGACTTTTCTTTCAAGCGGTCAGAATCATAAAGGAAATGAGGCGTGCGACAAATGGAAAATATCCAAGATTTATCGTGTGGGAAAATGTCCCAGGGGCATTCTCCTCAAATAAAGGAGAGGATTTCCGGACAGTCCTCGAAGAAATATGCAAAATCAAAGACATCAGTTTATCTGTTCCTCGACCTGCGGAACGCTGGACAAAGGCAGGAGAAATCATGGAAAACAGTTTCTCTCTTGCCTGGAGAACATTGGACGCTCAGTATTGGGGAGTTCCCCAGAGAAGAATGCGTATCTACCTTGTCGCAGATTTTGATGGTGGATGTGCCCCGAAAATACTATTTGAGTCAGAAGGCGTGTGTGGGTATTCTGCGGAGAGCTTCCGAGCGTGGCAAGAAACTGCCCGAAGTATTACAGATTGCTTTGGAACGGCAGGCAGCACAGGGATGATGTTTGAGAATCATTCGCAGGATACAAGATACACAGGTCCTCTTGAGGTCGCACAGACTGTATCTGCTACTTACGGCACTGGCGGGAACAATCAGCCTTTTGTGGTTGAATCGGCAGGCTTTTGTACTGAGCATTCCGCCAAAGCGCATGGTATTGGATATGAAGAAGAAACTTTGCCGACACTTCGTGCAGGTGCTGTTCCGGCTACGCTGAAAATAAGGTGCGGCGGAGGTTCTGGTGGAAAAGGTGCTTTAATACAAAAAGATAAATCTGCAACGCTATCCTGCAATAACGACCAGACTCTTTTCGTTCCAAAGGCATACGGCATCTGCTCCAAGCACAGCAATTCCATGATGTCCGATAATCCTAACAGCGGATTTTATGAAGCTGAAACGGTAAGAACAATCGACACCAGCAATCAGTCACCTTGCAAGAATCAAGGAGGTATGGTTGTGGTTGAAGGCAACGGTTCACGTCCATCTCATCACGGTGATGGATACAAAGAATCGGACACCATGTACACGTTAAATTGCACAGAGAACCATGCAGTTTCATACGGCATTGGCAGACCTGCAATGAACCAGAGTTACAACGCACGATTCAGTTTTCAGATTGAGGAAGAAACCTCTCCCACAATTGTTGCATCTGGCGCAGGTGGAATTGCTCACCCTGTCTATAGCTCTTCGAAGGCGTCTTTCTTTACATCAGCTGAAGAAAATAAAGCAAACACCCTTGTTGCGTCTGATTATAAAGATCCGCCTCTTGTCAATGACAGTACTTCTGAAATCGAGTATATCGTAAGAAGGCTCACTCCACAGGAATGTGCATTGTTACAAGGTATGCCAACATGGTGGTGCGACGGATTGGAAACTGAAAATCCCACCGAAACTGAAATTGACTGGTGGATAGATGTTTTTGAAACGCATCGCAAAGCTATGGGGAAATCCACCAAGCCAAAAAGCCGTAAGCAGGTGGAGAAATGGCTGAAAAATCCGTACTCTGATAGTGCGGCTTATAAAATGTGGGGTAACGGTATTGCATTGCCTTGTGCATATTTTGTGCTGACCGGGATCGCCCATTTTGCAGATACACAGGAATGAACGCATTTTGATGCTAATTTGAAATCTTGAAAACAAAATTATCCCCATTCTGCGTAGTTGCGACTCTATGGAGATACACTCAATCTTTCCTTTTTCTTTCACCGCCAAGTTCTATTTTACCATGCTTTTCTTCGTACTGTTCAATACAATCACGAATCAAAATCAGTATCTGACTGTTGGCAGAGCGTGCTTCATAATCCGCAACAACATGTAATTTGTCCAGCATTTCTTCATCAATACGAATAGATAAACTCTTAATAGCCATAATAAAACTTCCTTTCGTGTTTATTATGACTTTATTTTAACCTCATTCTGTGGTATAATGTTCTGTATAGATATAATATGTATCTAAAATGAGCCTAATCAGGAGATGTGAATATGAGAGTTGCAGTCATTGGTTCGAGAAATCTGAGAATTGACGATTTGGGAAAGTATCTTCCGGAAAACACAACTGAAATTGTCAGCGGTGGTGCAAGGGGTATAGATTCCGATGCAAGAAAATATGCAGAAGAAAATAGTATTCCTCTAACGGAATTTTTTCCGGAATATAAGCGTTTCGGCAAAGGTGCGCCGCTGAAACGGAACTTGCAGATTATAGAATATGCAGATATGGTGCTGGCATTCTGGGACGGCAAGTCTCACGGAACAAAATTCGTCATTGACCACTGCCGTGAGCTTGATGTTCCAGTACAGGTAATCATCTTTACATAACAAAAAATCAGGAATTGCCTCGGAGAAATTGAAAACAGACTGACATAAAGTCAGATGTTCAGCTCTGGCAACTCCTGATTTTTTCTTGTGGCAAAGAGTCATAAAGTGCACAATTCAGGCTATGACGATTTGCACATATTCTACGTTTTACAATCTTGCAATCTGTAAAAAAAAGAGGTAATATGTGACAGCAGAAGCCCAAAGGAAACGGGTTCTGCACACCTTGCTAAAGATGCAAGGTGTACCAAAAAACAAGGAGGTCACAAAAATGGAGAGTACATTCCGAATTGAAAAAGAACAGCGAAAACAGCTGGCGCGTAAACTGGCAGAGCTTACAGGAACACCCTGCAAGTACATGGGAATCCCAAGTTACGCTTATCAAATCGGAGCGATAACCATTGCATTGGACGGAACGATTGATCTCGGCAAAGGTATAACCAGAGAAGAACTGGACAGTCTGCTTGCCCGACTTACAAAGGCGGGATTTCAGATTGAAGAAACACCAATCGGGCAGGACGATTTGCTGACTGTGGAAATGCCTGCAAAGCTGTTTGACGACAGGATCTTTGAAAACCTTGACCGTATTCTGGAAAACAAGGAAACTCTCATTAAACACGCCCTGCAAACGCCGCATCTGCATTATGAAGTGGTCGACGACAAGGTGCGTTTCCCCTGGTTCACTGTACAGAAAGATGGTGATTCTGATGCCTACTGCCAGTTCATTTCTGCCCTGCATGCCATGGCAAGAGATCAAAAGCGCATCAACCACTGCCCCGATACCAGTACCAATGAAAAGTATACGTTTCGCTGTTTTCTTATCCGATTAGGATTCGTGGGCACCGAATACAAGAATGTCAGAAAGGTACTGCTGCGGAATCTCACCGGTTCAGCAGCATTCCGGAATGGAGGTACATCAAATGCAGTTCCCGAGTAAAGCGTATCTGGAACAACTGCGAAAAGACTACCCCGCGGGAACAAAGATACAGTTGATTTCTATGCGTGATGAAACCTATCCGGTTTTGCCCGGAACAATCGGTGAAGTGACTCATATTGATGACCTGGGTTCTATTCACATGAAATGGCAGAACGGTTCTTCCCTCGCTTTGATCCCCGAAGTGGATAGTTTTCGGGTGGTTTCGGGGGTTCCAAAATAAGCGAGCACCTATTCCATCGTACTGTATTTTACCATAGAATAGCAACCTTATCAAGGGTGTATCTTACACAATCTTTCGCCGAAATACAGCCGAAAAGATTGTGTAGTAATCGTATTGCTATATCCTCCGTTTAGAGTTAATATGTAACACAACGAAAGGGCAAAAAGCCCAGAATTACGGAGGAAAATACCATGAACGAAAAGACAAGAAAGCAGATCGAAAGCCTGAAAAACCAGACCATCGGCGTGGAAATTGAAATGAACCACATTACAAGAGAAAAGGCTGCAAAAATTGCCGCCGACTTCTTCGGAACACGCCGCTACGAAAATACCGCAGGACGCAACGGTTACTACACCTGGAGCACCTGGGATGCACAGGGCAGAGAATGGAAATTTCAAAGAGATGTTTCCATTGCAGGCCCCGACAACGAAAAGTGCGAACTGGTTACACCGATTTTAAAATACGAGGACATCGAAACCTTACAGGAGCTTGTACGCAGACTTCGCAAAGCCGGAGCAGTCAGCCACGCAGGAATTGGGGCTGGGGTTCACATTCACATCGGTGCAAACGGCCACACACCGCAGACACTCCGCAACCTTGCAAACATCATGGCAAGCCACGAAAAACTGATTGCCGATGCCCTGAAAATTGACCAGGGAAGAATGAACCGCTACTGCAGAACGGTAAGTCCGGAATTCATCGAAAAGGTGAACAAGAAAAAGCCTGCAACCATGGCACAGCTTGCAGACCTTTGGTACACAGCAAACGGTGCAAACTACGGCAGAGATCACCATTACAACGACAGCCGATACCATATGCTGAACCTCCACGCAACCTTTACAAAAGGCACTATTGAATTCCGGCTTTTCCAGTTTGACAAGCCAACGACGGAGCGGAAAAACGGACTTCACGCCGGACAGCTGAAAAGCTACATTCAGCTTTGCCTTGCCCTTTCTGAAATGGCAAAGGAACTGAAAACAGCAAGCCCCAAGCCGCAACAGACCGAAAACCCAAAGTTCGCCATGCGGACTTGGCTGATTCGCCTGGGACTGGTTGGTGAAGAATTCGCCACAGCAAGAGATTTTTTGACCAGAAACCTGAACGGAGATGCCGCATTCCGATTCGGCAGAAACTAAACCGCAGGAGATATCCTCCTGCCCCCTTGCCACCTGCGGGTGGCTTAAGGTGGTAGAAGGATGTTTCCTTCGGAAAGGATTTGATAACGATGATAAAATTTTACCTTGCCTACGGCAGCAACTTGAACGTGCAGCAGATGCGGTTTCGCTGTCCTGATGCCAAAGTGGTGGGAACGGCGGAAATCAAAGATTATCAGCTGCTGTTCAAGGGCAGCAAAACAGGTTCTTACCTCACCATTGAAAAGAAAAAGGGCTGCATGGTTCCGGTTGCCGTCTGGGCAGTTTCAGAGCGTGATGAACTGGCTCTTGACCGCTACGAGGGCTTCCCTAATTTCTACTACAAAACGGAAATGGAACTGACGGTGAAAGGCTGGAAAACCGACAAAACCAAAACGCTGACAGCATTTGTGTACATCATGCACGAGGAGCGAAAGCTTGGGATTCCAAGCCACGCCTATGTGAGAACCTGTGTTCAGGGCTACCGTGATTTTGGCTTTGATTTGAAGCATCTGCGACTTGCGTTTGACTTAAGCGAGAGGAAGTGTGGAAAATGAAAATGGCTGAAAAAGAAACCAGAATTTGTCCGCTTTGCGGCATAGAATATCATGGCGTTCCTGCACTTTCCAGAACCGATAATCAGGCGCTGATTTGTCCCGATTGCGGAACAAGGCAGAGCCTGGATTCCATCGGAGTTGCCGCCGAGGAAATTGAAAAAATCATCAGCATCATTCATCGAAATTACTCCGAATAAGCGCCACACCAATGTCATTAACTTAACCAGTTGGCAAAAGAGCCGAAATCTGCTAAAATAAAGAAGGGTGAAGAAAATGAAAGCAGAAACAAGGTTCATACGGCAAATACAAAAGATGGCAAATGACAAGGAATTTCAAAATAAACA